GTAGTAATTGCAATTACATTGCCGCCGGAATCAAATCCAGTAAGCAACGATTCCGACACCCCATAGTCGCCAGGATTATTCCTTGGAAGTGTGCCATTAATATGGCCCACTTCCTGCTCTAAATCTCTAAAAACAGGATCTTTAATAACAGCAATTTCAGTGCGATAATTTGCAAATACATCCATTGATTTAGGAAGTGCTTGCTGGCTATTCAAAATTTGATTTGCAGCAAAATCCACCCCCCTCAAGCCAAAAACAGGAAAGAAATGTGCCGCCTCGGAACCACCATAAACTGGCCCAATTTCACGTCCTTCAGAAATATCAGCAGCACGCATGTCTGCTTTTTCTGTTTCGCCCCCATCAATTTGAAGGCTTAGTCCATATTTAATAATGTATTGCGGCTCTACAAGGTATCCAGTATTGCTGATTTCAATGGTAAATGGCAATGATGGCGTGCCTAGGCTTGGGGCATCTAAGCTGTCGGGAATCAACAGCTCATGCATTAACACCCAGCGTCCGCGTGGGATTTTGCTAACCGTAACAGGCAGGTCTACTGCTTCGTCAATTACAAAAGCATAAAACCGAGCAGAACTTGCGCCGTACCATCCCCATTCCACCAAATACATACAGTTCTTGGTGAAATCAATAGACGCATTGCTACTGCCAGTGCCATCTAATTTGTCGCCATTAAAACTGCTGCGCGGAACAATGACTTCCTTTGTTAATCCATCGCCAGATGAACGACGGTGGACCACTCTAAAATTATCACCTTCCCCGTCTGCAATAATTTGAAAAAAGAAGCCATCAAGAGAATCGCCAATCCCCCACAATTTTTCGCAAGCTGGCAAGTCAGTTAAGCTCATCTGCAGACATACAGATGAGCGAACTACTCGGCCAGTTTGATAACGAAAACGTTTTTTGGTGCTAATGCGAGCCCGTTGAAATCCTCCTTTTGATTTTGCAAGTTCAACGCGAACAGCACGCCTTGCTGCATCGTATTGAATGTAGCCAGTTGGCAATGGGCTATATTCAATTAAAGTGTCTTGAAGCTGTGCCCATTTGGCGCTTTCAATGTCTCCATCGCCCGTTTCGTTAAGGCCGCGAATTTCACTGACATAGACATCCTCTCGAAATGCATAATCGTCAGTGTAATTAAACAGGCTTAAAGTTTGTTCTGCTCGTGCAGTGCCAAATAAATCATTCTTGATTTCAGTGGGCTTTTCTTTATAAAGACTAACTGGAACTCCTGCGCTAAATAAAGGTAGAGCAGTAGAAATACTGTTTGCCTTTAATTCTTGGCCAGAAGAAAATTCACCAGCTTCCTGAAGAACAGTGCCGGAATTTGCGCCACTCGCAACAACATAGCGTTGTTGCCCCACTTCTGGAGAAAGCTGGTAATAAGCCATAGTCGTTAATTAGCGTTCGCCCCAAGTAATAGAGCCAGCAACCGTATTGCCGCTGTCTGCAATGCTTTGAGCAGTAAGCACAAGAACATCACCACTGCTTCCGGTGTCATTGGAAATTGGGCGAGTCAAAAACTCGCGGTTATAACGGAAAATTTCGTCTAGCAAAATGTTTTGACCGTCATTATCGCCTGTAAAGAATACTGCCACTGGTTCGCCTCCGGTGACGCCGGTTGCAGTGGTGTTATATTCAATGGCAGACAGAGATGCAGTGGAAGTAAATACGCCAGATGCAATGGCAGGATCCAAAACAGAACCGCTCACCACAATACCACTAGGATTCTTGATTAAAGAAAATTTGGTGCGATATTGTGACGATAAATTAGCCATTAAAGGCACAGCACGCAAGATGTTTTGCTTGCTATTGCCGTCATCATTTACAATGTTTTCTTTACAGCGAATAGTAAGCAATGGGCGAATAGTTCCTGGATCAATGGCTACTGCATTGCTTTCCTGTGAGTAGATGTCATATTTGCTTGCATCTCCTCCGTCAATCTCTGCTTTTGTTCCATACACTTTCAGGAAACATGCTTGAGAAATGTTTCCAGTTTTTGTAAGCTGGAAAGTCATTGGCAAATTGGGATTGCCAAGACTTGGGAAAGGCAGTCTGTCGCAAGTATTAATTTGATGAATGGTCACCCATCGAGCATTGCGTGCAGTGGCGCCAGCAGGCAGGTTTTCGTCCACTGGTACATACGCCATCAAACGTGCCGCAGAGCCGCCGTACCAGCCCATTAGGATGCGGAACATTGTCACCTTTGACAAGCTCAGCGTATGAACGCTGGAGCCTTGTCCATCAAGCTTGTCGCCATTAAATGCAGAACGCGGAACAATCTCTTCCATTACAGAAGGATCTTCCGGGAGTACGCGATAACGGTGGTTGTTATAAAGACTTGTTGGATCGTTAACTGTAAAATCAGTACTACCAATGGGAGCGCCACTATTCTGAGGACTCTCTCCGGAATTTGTGCGGCGAACAAAATACAAATCATCGCCAATAATGCGAATAATGTAACCATTGTTGCCGTCAAAAATACCGGCCTCAATAGTTACATTATTATCGCGAAGCATGCTAATGCCAAAACTTGCATCAGTAATACGCCCCGTTTGATACGGAAATACCAAACGGCTTTGCATCCGAGCAACAGTGCTGTTCGGTGCATTGGTGTTGATTAAAAGCTGGGCGCCACTTTCTTGGGGAAGGTGCGTAACACTGGAATTATCCGGTGTTCCAGTTTCATCAAATGTTAATTTCCACGCCTTTGGATCAATGGCAAGAATGTTGGTGCTATCCCAAAGCTGCAAACTACTTTGCACTCGTGGGTTACCAAGCAAATCATCATGCACCTCGCTAGGGGCACTTAGATTGTCCAGGATGGGAACAGGTGTTTGATCACTGGCGATAACCACCGGAAGTGATTGCGCCATTGTTGCCTGACCCGCCTGGATCGGCTCAGTTCTGCCAACTGTTACTACTTGTTGACCTTCTTCAATGTCAGGCATTGTTCCTTAAATCGAGGTGATGCGAGGCTTAACCTGCAATGTTCCTAATACAATCGTATCCTCTTTTAGCACTCTTAGAGTGCCGCCAGAGGCTACAGAGCTAAATAATGGAGAACCCGCAGTGGGAATCACTTCAAACACGGTGCTTGAAATAATGTTTAACGTATTGGCGGTATAAGTGGAATTGTAGCCAGAAACGCTTGCTCCAGCTATGCGAACAATATCAAAAGAAGAAAGATTATGATTGCCGCTTGTCGTCACTCGCATCCGATAGGTGCCAAGCAATTCATCTACTATTGAGCCCTGCGAAATTGAAGCAATGCCATTTCCTTCTTCCACATAGTACAACTCTTTTAAATCCCATAAATAAAGAGCGCCAATATCTGCGGGATCATCGGCTTGCCTTCCCACGTCATAAGTGATTGCTCTTTCGCTGTAACCACTAGAAATATTGCGCCGCAAACTTTCTGTTTGCGTTGAAGTTAATGCAAGCTTTAAGTGCCCAGTAGTTGAAAGCTTGGTAATGCCAAACGTGTCAATTACACTGCCAGCAAAGGTTTCTTTGATTTGCGCCAGCACTTCTGAGCTGGAGAAATCATGAGGCGTGCCAATGGGTTTTTGAAAGGCAAGATATAGCTCGTCAAAGCTGTCCCCCTCTCGCACCGTTACATTAATGCTTTCCATTAGCCGTTGATTAATTTATCAAGGTTGGCAATTGCTTCATTGCGCAAAGCAGAGGACTGACGCACAGGGCTCTTCAGTTGGTCAATGCGCAATAAAAGCTGGCGCTTCTCATTGCTAAGTCTATCAATCTCAGCGTGCAAGTTCGCGAAATGCGTACTAACTGACATTGCGCGATTAATTTCGTCTTTCAACTCTGTATTTGCCTGCTTCAGCAGTTCAATTTCCTCTTGATAGCTAGCTATTTCTTGAATAAGAGAATCGGGGCCAATCCTTTTTTCAATGACGTGCTCAGTTTTAATTACCACTGGCTCAGAAGGTTTATGCGCCTTTTTTTGTGCTTGCGATAAATTGGCAGCCAGTGCAGCAGCTTGACCTTTCGCCGCCGCTGCATTGCTTTCTGCTTCTGTTAGTTGCCGCAATAATTTTGTATTTTGCTCTTCAAGTAGCCTAACTTTTTCTTGCTCTTCGCTTAATTCGTTACGTAAAGCAATGTTTTCAAGAGCATCGCCTTTTCGCGCAACATTTTGACGCAATGTGCCCTGTCGTGAAACACCCCTTGCATCGTCAATTGTAATTTCCGAAATAGATGGCACTCTCCATCGCTCCATGTAAGTCAAACGAGTAATATCACCTGCGTCTTTCCAATCCACAAAATATGGCATTCCGGCTGGACAAGGCGGTAATTCAATGTCCACCAAACCATCTTCCACTTTGAATGACAAATCTTTAGAAGGGGCGCCAATAAAGGCGCCCCCCGCCTTTACGTATAGCCGCCCATTTAACGCTCCATTGACTCCCTCTAAAAAGCCGACAATGCGTGTCATGCTTACACCTCGCGATAGGTGATTAAAGTTTGATATTCAATGCCACTGCTTACCACCGTTTGCAAGCTTTCACCTGATGCCGTCTGGAAAAGTCCCATTGGGCTGCCAAATGACAAAGGAAAACCTGATGCGTAAACGGGAAACGCGGGTGTAAGCGTAGAGCCAGAAGTGCCACTTCGAAACTGAACAGTGCCTCCACTTGTGGCAGTGCAAACTACATTGAGAACCCTCAGGGAAACACCCGTTATGCCAGATACAACCACTTCACCGCTTGTACTGGTCACCCATGCACTTTTGATGCCCGATGGGAGAATGTCATGCTGAAGAATGTACGGAACGCTAATGCTGCCATCGCCTTGCGCTTGCACATAAGCTGTGTTGCCTGCCGCATCAAGACCGAAAAGTGCCATGGTTAAAACATTAAAAAGAAGAGGCGTTGATTCGGCTTGCTTTCGCCGTTAGGTAGCCTAACAGTATCGGCAACAGAAAAGTCAAAGCGCAATGGCGAGGCGATGTAACGAGAGCTGTAGGACCATCCACTGCGCTTACCACTTACGCCAATTGTAGCAATCCGAATGAGATAAGAAGATTTAATGTCGTAACTAGGAATGTCAACGTAAGCGTAATTTTTTTCCGTTTGCCCTAAATTTACCCATAGATCTTCTTCCTCTCTGTACACCTCCACGTCAAATGATCGAATGAGAGGATTGTTGATGGGCGATTGCCAGCAAATAGCTGGATTAATCGCGTTCAAAATGGAATAAGCGGTGTACTGCGGATATTCCCATGTGGCTTCTAATCGAGTGGTCATAATCCCGAGAAATCAATGGTGGAAGCATTAACATTTGGCAATCCAACGAGATTAGATGTGGCTACAGAAGTCAAAGTTGGAGAACCAAGAGAAAAATTATCTACTAAGTCATACTTTGCCTCATAATACTCTGTCGCTAAAACATTAACAATTCCACTGTCTTCAGTTAGGCTAACAATGCGATATTTTTTACCTACAGCCAATGCTTCTCTGATCAGCCACGGAGAACCTGCTTGAGGCGCAGTTGAAAAAGAAGGCGCCACTGAAATACTGCTTGTCGCTCCCGCAGAATTGGTAATAGAAGAAGTAAGCTCTTGTCCGCTATCGCTAATAATAATCTGATAAGACACTCCTTCTTGTAAAGTTACGTCCCTATCTAGTAAAACTGTTGAGGTGGTGGCTGCTGTAATTGCACCTGCAGCTACTCCTGATGTTCTATACGGATCGGCAATTTCAATAATCTCACCAGGCATCAAGAAAAAGCCTTGAGCGCTCACTTTAAACGTGACGGTTTCTGTTTCATTCAAATTGGTGAGCAATGTCCAGTAACCAATGCGGCGAGCTTGTGATTGTTTTGTTGTACCAAAAGCCCTGATTTCTATCTCTCTATATCCATAGCGTTCAATGCCTGCAGCATCTTCTACGTATTCAACTTTGCTTTTGAACTTATCATTTCGGTCATTCCATGAAACAAGAGCAACGGTCTTACGGGCTTTAAGAGAAGTGCCTTCGTAAGTAAACGGAGCACTTGTTACTTCCCCTTGCTCATTAACATTGACAACGACATTGGAAGGTGAAAATTGACGAACAACAGGGCCAGAGCGGTCCTGCGTAGACATAATAAGGCCTTGTGCAAAATAAATCATGCCGCGAAATACCGCTGCAATTCCATTCATCACTTCATATGCTTCTGCTCGATTATTGATTACTCCATTAAAAGTAAAGCGCTTTTCGGTTCCCCCTGTTCCATTGGGCACTCGCTCGTCGCAATATTGGGCAATTTGATATAACGAATAAATGTCAATATCATCAGCTTCAATGTACAAACCAGTGCCGTATCTTTCATTTGTCATCAGATCGTACAACACCCATGCGGGATTGTTGCTGTATTCATAAGTAAAGCTTCCATCCCATACGCCATTTGCTCCCACTCCAGTGGGCACTCTAATTTTTAAGCCCTGAATTTCCACTGAAATCTTTGGCACGCTCGAAAAAGCTTCTGCCGAAAATTTCATTCCCATCAAGGCAGTATTTGGATAGAAAAGCTTGTCGTCTAAAACACCAACAATTGCTTTGAAGTATAAATCATTGCTTGTTTTTAAATCTTTAGGATCGGCAGTTGTCCTTCTAACGCGAACAGTCCAAGGGCCAGTTCCAGACAGTGGATAGAAATATTCTCTATCAAATGGCCCTCTGCTTTTCCCTTGAATTGCAAGATCTTCACTGACAATTGGTTTGCTACCAATTGAATCAAAAATCCTAATATTAAACTCAACTTTTGTTGCCTTTACATCTCCATCGTCTTCAACCTTAAACAAAGAACCAACGCCAATACGGACAACAATGCGATTGAGATCTGAACGTGTTGTAGTAGCAGAAACACGGCCACTTTGTTTTGTCAATTTTGTCCCAATGCTTTGCTCAATGCGAACATCAGCAAAGCCAGTCATGGGTGACTGTGATTGCGTTCCAGTTCTAAATTGAATTTCTACATCGTTATCATTTTTCTTATTGAAATTGCTTGAGCCATTTGCAGCTATCAATGGCGTGTCATCAAGATAAATGTACTTTCCTCTTTCGCTTGGGCTAATACCAGGAAATCCTTCAACCTCTCCTTCGCACAGGGCTAAAACAATGCTTGCCTCTGCTTGACTTCGCAGTGTATCTGGATCTTCAACAGGAGCATTTCCACCCCCTTTGCCGCCGCCACCGGAGCCGACAATTTTCCATTGTTGATCTTGGCCGTACAGCTTCTCCATTTTGCTTTAAACAGGAATCCGTTCAGTTGAAATAGACGAAGACACAATCAACGGCGAATCCAAGAAATAACGTCCATACAATAAAGGCACAGGATAACCCTGTGTTGTCAATTCGGCAGCCCTGTCAAAAATAAAGCTTTCTTTCTTTTTGGTATCGCTACTTGGTGTTTGCACCTGTGGCGACAAAAGGCCTGCAATGCCAGTAAGAAATAAACTCGCGCCAAGACTAAATAAAGCCACGCTGCCTGCAGCAGTTTTAGCGGCAGCAAGCCCTGCAAAAGCGCTACTGCCAGCAATTGGAACAAAAGCCAGCGCAATTAATGCTGCACCAATCAAAATTTGTCCGACATTGCCACCAGCACCAGTTACTACTGGTGCCATTACTAAGCGATCACAGCTTAAAAAAACTCCTTCATAATCAAGACCCTCTGGCTCTTTTGTAATAAGCTTAAAACCAATACCATTTTCATGTGCAGTAGTTAAATATTCTTGAAATCCAGCAATTTGGCGAGACAATGCAATGATAACTTCACGTGCATTTAGAGCCATAAAACGATAAGTGCGCCCAAATTTACGGCCAAGCTCTCCTAGAAGCTTCACTTCCACCCATCTTCTCTTTGTGCCCGTCATACATCCTTGTGTCGCAACACTTTCACTGTCACTTTAGCCCAATATCCGCCATAAACAGATGACTGTGACAGGCGGTTAGAGAGATGATGATAAAAACAAGCTCCATTGCCATTCATTACGCCCACATGGTTTGGCTGCGGCGATTGCATCCTCATAAGCAACATGTCTCCTTTTTTATCTGGTCGTCCAACTTCATAGAAACCTTGGCTTTCATAATTCTCAAGAAACATGGACCATTCAGGATTTAACCATTCTTCGCCATGTTTCCTTTCAAAATCATCTAATTGAATATTGAATTCACGGGCGTAAAAATCACGCAGCAAAGCATAGCAATCATGTAGCCCATAGGTCCATTCGCGCCCTTCATAGGGCGCGTTACCAGTTGGGTCAATGTAATGAAAATTATTACTAGGAATATGTACCATCACCCATGGAACATTGCATTGCTTGCACGCTTTTAAATCATGCATCGAAAAAGCATCAATTCCTCCAATGTGCGAATGATAGATGGCTTCAATTTTTCCCCTCTCTTCCGCTCTTGCGTAATCTTCGGCGGCTATTGCAAAATTAGTTTCTGGTGAATTGTGCGCATTTTTGCATGGCATAATTTCACCGTCAACAATGAAACCGCAACACTCTTCGGGGGCGCATTGAGAAGCCTCATAGGCAATGGCTTTTTTAAGGCGGTAAGAAAGTTGATTCATCGGAATAAATTTGCGCCAGGAAACGCCCCGAAAGGCAAAGTAGACAAACCAAAGCGTAAACGACAACTTGTCAATCTCTTACCACATTGATCATTATTAAAAATCGGGTCATTGGGGGGTAATGCTGCAAGTGCGGCATCAAACGTTGCTTGTGCGGCGATTACAGCGGCTTCTGCTTCTGCTAATTGAGTTTCGGCGGCCTGCAATCGTTCTCGCGCAGCGTCGCATTGCGCCGTACTTACCCGCCAAATCTGAATGTCAACAACTGGCGCCACGTTGTTGTCGCGACGTTCACCACGAGCAAATACAATCTGCCCAAGAGTTCCTATGGAAGGGGCAGTGCCTGGAGCGGCATTGCTAATGGCGCTTAATATGCTTCCATTTCTACATGCAACAATTTGACCGTCTAAATCTCTAAAAGCAAATGTACGAGGGGGATCGTATTCACCTTCTGTAACTATTTCAGCCTCAATACTGTTTGGCCCGCCAGGAAACAATGGCGGCCCTTCAACACCAATCCATTGATTAATAGCCCAAACATTGCCAGTACCATTATTTCCAGGGCCACGTCCAGTATTTTGAGTGAGCCCCATAATTGCGTTTCCTTCCTGAGGGTTGACAGGATCGTAATCAAATTGCGCAGGAGGAATTAACTGATTTTCGTAGTACGCAGCAAAATATGTTGTCCCGTCAAGAATGCCAAATGTATATGGACCATTAGATCGACGCAGATTAAAAAGTGGCTCACTACGTTCGATAATGTCAACAGCGCATGCAATGTCCACATCTCCAGTGGCTGCATTAAGTTCGTTTTCCGCAGAAATTACTGCAGAATTAGCCTGAAGCAAAGTTTCAAGCGCAGCCCGATAAGCTTGCGCCTCAGCCGATGCTGACCCTGGAAGCGAATCAAGCTCATTGGCCACTGGAGGGCCTGAATAGCCGCATTCAGGCCCTTTGTAGCGCCATAAGCAATGGTTTTGAGTGATAACACGGCGTGGCAGCAATAAGCCCTCAAGATCTATTTTGCTGGCAAGCTGCCAGCTAACAGTAATGTTTGTTTCAGCGGTTTTGCGCTCAATGTAAAAAATATCCTCTGGAAATTCCTGTGTGGAATCAGGAGTGGGGCCATTGTCTAAATATTTAAACAATGTTCTACGTCGAATTACTTTTGCGCCAACAAGATCATTTGCGGAAGATATGACAGCGCTGAATGTGCCAAGCACGTTTGCTACGGTAATTTCTGGCTGAGGCATTTGGCCTTTGGTTGTAACATCAAAGCCGCTAGCTTCAATGGGAAATGACGTATAAGTTTGCCCCTTCCATACCACGGAAGAATTATCAGGCATTACTTCATTAGTAAAAAAATATTGCCCAGACAGTCCATCCTCAATAGTGGATAGATCAATTTCAAACATTTCAATGATGGCATCATGCCACCCTT